CAGCAGAACTTTTAGTTGTCCACAAAAGTTCATACTTCTTCCAGTGCTCGATGAACTTAATCCATTCATCGTCACACCAACTTGGAGTCCATCCACCCGATCTGCATATGAATACAAACTCAAATCTGTCTGGAAGATCTGGAATTTCATAATGCATGGTACAGGGAAACTTTGGTTTCTCTTCTGGTTTCTCTTTTCTCCAAGGTGGATAGATCACATGATATTCACTTAGGCGACCATCTTCGTGTAGGTAGTGTGCCCAATTATCACAATTTAATTTCTCCATGCCATAACCGGCATCGTGATGTTGGTCGAAATTCCATATTTCAAAACTTGGTCTATCAAGAGGGTCTGAGAAAAAGAAGTCAAGAGTTGTTACAATGTCTTTGTGACTCTCGGTAATTGTTAAATTTATGTACGGTTCTCTAGGAGACACTTTCTCCCAAAAACCGCACAGACGAGACTTATCTGGTTTGACTGTATCTTTAGCCAACGCTCCAGTTTTCAGGTGTTGATTACCGTATCTGATATACCAGAGATACTCTAAGAACATCATACTCTCCTCTTTCTGACTCCAGTCATACCAGAACGTATCAGGAAAAAAGTAGTCCCAGTCAACGCTAAGGATTCTCAGTTGCATGGTAAACTCCTCTAAAGGTCTATGACAATATATGGCATATCGCCTGGAAATATGTGCCACATCTCTCTTGGTAGGGTGTACTTAGCTAAACCCAATGCTATACCAAGACAGAACAGTTGCTCCATTGTTTGGTGGAGACCTGTCCACTGTTCTCCATCTTTTGTATTACAAGCATTTAGAAATGACCACCCTCCCCCTCCAGACTTCTTAAATTCATCAGGTAGTTGATCAAGATAATTAGTAACTTCCTCACGATGATTTTCAACTCGATGTTTGTTAAGACCAAAGCTATTTATTATACCTTTAACCTCAACCATACTATCCTCATCTATAGGAAAACCACTTCCATTAAGTTCCTCTTTTGCATACAAGCAATCCTTAAACATAAAGTCTACTCGTCCTGCATCAATCATCTTTTTCCTTCTCCTTGAATCTTGGATCATTGATAAGTTGTCTGGTGGCAATATCCATGAAGTCTGCTGTATCACACTCTGGACACTGAGGAATTTTTTCATTTGGTTGCACTCCCCATATGTGCATATTTGGAGGGAGGACCGTATTGTACTCTCTTGGATCATATTCATACCCACATCGAAAACATTTAATTACCTCTGACATCGTCTCCCTCCATCCTTGTAACTGTCCATGTAATTTTTGGAGCATCCTCTGATTTATTATCAAGCACCTCTCTGAGCACTTTAAGTATTAACTCGACTTCCGAACTATGTTTTTTGCTCAAGAAGGATTCTGGACAAAGGTCACATCTAAAGGATTCAAACCCCTCTAGTATTTGTTCATTGCCTCTATAACTAAACTCTAAAGGATCAAAAGTTATTATCAACTTTCCCTTACTACACGCAGGACATAGCATTCCATGTCTGTATTCCATAATTTTACCTCAAGGATTCATGGTACCAGATGTGAAATTTAGGACCTTCGTGCCCCTTTCTAAGACAATAATCAAAAACTTTTCCTGCAGCATCATAGTTTTCATCTCCAAAGATAAGATTGTGACTTCCCTTACTCAGCGGGAATCCGTAACTTCTATTCAGAGAATCAATTATCTGCTGTTGTGAGTATTTAAAGTCGTAACTTATCATCTGGGCAAGCAAGTCGCCCATCCATAAATGTTTCACAAATTCATCTGCAGTCAAAATATCAACGCGAACATCAATCATGTAAGACGTCGATGAACTATTAGTCACGAAATCTGCTTTCACTTTCATTTATTTCCATTACCCCCAAGTCCATGAGAAATACCAACGCACGTTTAAACCTAAGGCAGATCCAGAGAGCTACAGTATTGGCAAATACGTCACCATGCATTGAAGCAATGACAGCTAGAAATGTATTAAGAATAACCACGTTAGTTGTAATGTTAATATGTGTTGATTCATAGGGTGGTCGATACACAGTTAATGATATTGCAAAATAGAAAAACCAAAGCAGAAAGTATGCATATTGACCTTTGAACATTAATGGATAAAGAAAAAGTACACTGATGCTAACTAAGTATAATGGCGTATTTTTCACAAAAGCTGTCGCCACATCTACATGATCTACAACATCCCACCAATACTTTTTAAGAGTCACTAGATCACCTCCCTCCTTTAGAAAAAAAATTGTGCCCGAAGTGAAATGACCAGATTTCCGTCCTCTTTTGGAGGTTGGGGTCTGCAAGTCAAATCAACTCCGGGCACACTGTCAACTACCTCCTGGTAGTCTTTTACTTATTCGTACACAATGATTTCAACTCGACGATTTTTCTGTCGATTGAAGGGGTTGTCTCTTCCATCCACCCTATTGGGAACAACGGGGAAGAGTTTGCCTTGGGCCTTGATTGAATGAACCTGGGAAGGATCTATACCCTTCTCAATGAGATACCTCACGGCTGAATCGGCACGCCTCTTTGAGAGACTGTTGTTATACTCGTCTGTACCAATCGAGTCAGTATTACCAATGATAACAACTTTGGTACCGGGAGTGAGCATCATGTCCTCGGCCACATTGTCCAGAACCTCTGCTGCATCTGGTCTGATGTTGGACTTGTCGAAGTCAAACAAAGCATGATCCCAACTAAGTACGATGGGGGCGGCCTCTTCAACAACAACAACAGCATCACAACAAGCCTCTTGTGCCTTGGCGAGAGCTTGCTTAAGCATGTCAAATGCCTCTGCACTGCGACATTCTACCCATGCGTTATAAGCATCACCCTTCAACTTCTGCGCCTCGTTATAGACGTCGGGACAGTTTGTCAGACCACGTTCACACTCCTTCAACTTCGCCTCAACCTCCATTAAACCATTGGTAAAACCCTGGTTCTCCATCTCAGTTGAGTAAACCTGAAGCGGCTGTTCTGGGGCCTTTACCTGCTTGGCACACGCCAATGGCATAATCAGTACGAGTGCCAGTAAAATTATTGATAATTTCCTCACCATGTCCTCTTCCTCCTTTCAATTACTTGTTTTCACCAAACAAGAACCTGAACTTGACCTCTCCTGTTACTTTAAGGTTTAGATCAACCCTTCTGTCCACGGTGTTGAGAATTTTAGCAATTGCTTCAGTCGCTTGCTTGGCTATTTCCCCAACTCCCTCCCTGACCTCTTTTTCCAACTCCTTTAGTGATTGATCAATGTCATCTGCCTCAACCTTTGCCTCAGGTTCTACTTCAGGTGCTGCCGCTACAATTGGTTCTACTTTCTTATCGAATTTCGGACCACGTTTGTAGAACTCTTCAACAAATTGCTCAGTATTCTCAAAGCGGACGAATTTCATATTAAGTCTGCGTCTGTACTTCTTTTGTTTTCCAACTCCGATGTTTTCGATGATCATTAGATCGTGCATCCGGGAATCAATTCTTGAAACTAAACCTGCTGCTGAATGAAGAGTGATACCAAGAGCTTCGGCTACATCTGAGGACTCAACCCAGCCCTCATCACCTTCTACATTACCCTTTGCATAGAGGAACCTTAAAGCTCTCTGCATTGCATCTCTTGCTTTGGTTGGTTTTGGTGTTGGTTTTGGTGTGACCACCTTCTCCTTTGCTTTCCTCTTGTCTCGACGATAGTACTCTTCGACGAACTCCCTTGCACTGTCAAGTGGACAGTCATCAGTTACTCGTCTTAAGATTTTCTTGTCATCGAAGGAGTCTTCAATAAGATCCCTCATCTTCCCGATAATAGCTGCCATTACTGAAGATGCTGAACTCTTAGGAATCTCAAGGTGCTCAGCAAGTTCTGCTGTACCTATCAGTTTCCCAGTTCTGTACGTCTCATCGAAGAGGAAAGCTAAACCTCTTACTGTCCTTTCGGATCTTCTTATTTTTACCATGTTTAACATCCTCTCGAACTCAATATCGTTAATTTCATCTTGGCTTAAAAGTCTAACTGGTCCGTGTTTACCCCTCCTTTCTGTTCTTTTTATGTATTTAGCTTTTATGTGCTTCTTGACACCCTTGTTAATAACTTGCAGATCTTCTTTGATTGATTCTCTTATTTCGGCACAAACTATAGGCAGGTTGTTTGGGTCAAGTTGCACGCCATCTAAAGTAATACCCTTCAAATTTGGAGTAGTATTTCGTTTCATCCCTGCTCTCCTCTAATAGGGGGGGGGAAGAAAAGGGGTTACAATCCTTATTTCCAAGGCGTGGACCCCCGGCCACAACTATCCTTATCATGCACCTATTTTAAGACTAGATCTGCAAAGATTTTCCGGCACGACCAGATCGAAGTCTTCCCACAGGATTGTAGGCAGGTTCAGAGGAGCTTCGTGCCAACCACCTAAGGTGAGATTTAACAAGGTGGCTACTGGGGAGATAAACTGTTAGTCAAGAAAAGTTACGCCGGCATTCCAACGTCCCTCAAATTCTCGATTCATTATAACAAGGTGCCAGTCTCGGAGTTTAACAGTTTTGTGATCTGGATGGGTTATGGAACCCCTTGCGTAAACACTATTCACTCTGACCATCTCTTGCATAATCTTGCTGCCATCTTTATTTAAACGACCTGTTTCAACGAGAGCTGTACTTGAACCTGTTGTCCTTACAATCTCTGAGACCATATGGGGTGTACCACCCATTCGACCACGGACCATCCTGACTAAAGGTTCATTGTTGTGAATGAAATAATTTTGCTTGTCAAAATCTGGTTGAGGAATAAAGTACCATTCTCCCTGTCTTATAACTTTTGTACCCCTCCTTTCTGCTTCTCTGACAGGATTTCTTTTTAAGCTCTCGATAGCTTGCTCAACGGTCGTTATTTGAGCATCGCTTGGTAAGCTAGCGACAAAATACTCCCTCTCATCATGACCACAAAGGAGACGATCAATGATACCTGGTTCGTTCTCAATCCCAAGTACAACATGACGAGTCTCAGGTCGGTACGAGAGAATCTTTATACGCTCGTGATTATCAATGAAAAGAATAAACTTTTCAACCCTTTTCTTGTGATCACGAAGAACATCCATGGTAAAAGATGGATCTGGTTCTCTAGTAAAACTCCTTATCCTTCGATTCCAGGCATTCTCAGCCTCACCTCTATCATTACGAATATCAATTTCGAGGTTGCACCGTTTAAAGTGTTTCTCCAACACTTTCTTCCAGTGGTCGTATTGCATCTGAAATCCCTTCCATTTGTTTTTCGCTAAATTTGGCCAATCTTTCTCTGATCTTATCAATGTGTGCTTCAATGTTTACGATTACATATGGAGCACCAGCAGGAGTATCGACTTTCTGCACGATTACTTTTAACTCACTAAGAATTCTTAGAGTGTAGTCAAATGCTCGTGGACAATCATCGTACACATCTGAACTTATACTCCCATCCATCATAAGTATATTAAATGACTCGATAACATCATCTATGTGAACTTCTGAACTATCGAGGATATTAGCATGTTCACGTATACTGAGGTAATTCTCAATCTTAAAATCACTTGGTAGAATAACTATGTAATTGACGGACGAACTATTCGTCACAAAATCAGATTTGAATTTCAACTTTCCCTCCGTTACTGGGTGGATATTGATTCAAATTTAACACTCTTAAGTTTCTGTAAAAAGAAATGTGACAAATCTGGTCTAACATTAATATGTTCTAAAACTATATGTTTCATATAGTATGGAACATTGTCGTAGTCATTGAACATTGAGGTAGAATCTTCCAACTTGAAGTTTCTATCATTGAGCATTATAATCGTAGGTTGAAAGAATCTCATATGCTTAAAATCATTTCGGTAGCTGTAAGTCCTCATTAGACTCTCCATGTACTCCCCAAAGAGATCGAAGAAACTATCGAGGGTAAAATCCTCTGTCATCTCCAGATAGAGATAGAAATTTGCAGAGCTACTGTTGGTTACAAAATCACTTTTTATTTTCATAATCTCTTATCCACTCGTCACCCTTCTCATCCCGAATTCTTGTGAATATGTGGGCACACCTTCTGCACTTAATAAGGGTTGCTGAACTCAAAAATATTATTGATCTAATAGCTTCCCCCCCACAGTCAGGACATATTTTCATGTCTGTTATCAGATAAGTAAGTTTGTCATGGTTCATTTCAAGTTTATCACATGGACTAGAACAGTTGGCATAAACTATGCACTCGGAACATGGAAATCCATTTGGTATTACCAATTCAATCGGAAGATTCATCTTATAGGTGAGGGAACTCATCTCCACACTCCTTATAGTAGCTATCATCATTGTAACTGTGCGGAAACATTCTGTCATCCATATCAGAAACGGATTCATCTCTCAATACCCACACTACCCATCTGTGTTCTGTCTCTTTAACATAATGGAGGACGTGTGAATATAGTTGTGATTGATAATCTTCTTCCGCAACCCGATCTTTAGTATGCACAATGGCATCTATGTAGCCATGTATTGCTGCCCTGATGTGATCTGTATTATCCCACTCTCTACCATAGGACTCCAGATATGCCTGGGCCTCTTCCTTTGTGTATATGGTATCTGGATCTTTGTAATACTTCTTCCAGTTGATAATAAAGGCAGTAGAGCTACTGTTGGTCACGAAGTCTTGTTTTATCTTCAACGAGTCCTCCAATCTCCTTTACTCTATCAAGGATTTTAGGTACACCAACATTGAGTATACTGTTATTACCCTCATGAGGTATGTCGTAGTCTGTTACTATAAGGTTGAGTTCTTTACAAATATCTATCACAATAAATATGTAGACTCCACCGTCCTCCCACATGCCCTCAAGTATGCTCCCTTGTTCAAGAAGTACTTCAAAGAAATGCTCTATTTTGTCAAGTTCTATTTCACTAACTCCACCACCACCAATATACCCTTCAAACTGATTGAAGATCCCACCTTTCTCTAGCATTGATAGGTTGTCTTGTATCTGAAAATCCTTTGGTAGCATAATAATATAGGAGTGGGAAGAACTATTGGTTATGAAATCTGCTTTGATCTTCACTTCTCCTCCTTTGGAAATCTAACAACTACGTGATCTGTTACTTCGACGAATCCATATTTCCCAAACCACACTTTCAACTCCTCTAAATTCATTCTTCCATAGGGGTTTATTGAATTGAGAATTGCAATGCCCCTTTCGTCACAAATTTCAATTAAGCGTTTCATTAAAATCGTACCGTGACCCCTTCCTTCTTTTCTTGATTTTATTCTATGAAAGAAGAATAGGGGATATGGACACTCCATTTCATGTCCTAACAAAAACTCTTTGTTTGTCTCCATGCCAAATATTGAGAGTTCACAAATTGCCATTTCGTTAGTTGTTAAGCAAATAACTTCGTCGTTAATTATTTCGCGTTCTATCTCCGGTTCCATAGTTTTGACTCCTTAAAAATCAAATGGACACCTTTCTTTGTTCTCCTCCAACATGAGTCTAGTTTGCACAAATGCATGACTTTGTTTCCATGCATCCTCAATTGATATATTTTCAAGAGATATTCCATACTTGTCCTTATCTGCAAATGAACATGGCATAAATATCATGTCTGGACTTATATAGCATGACATACGAGCAGCCTCACAAGTATCAAGAAATATCTCCTCCAACTTAGTTAAAGTCGTGGTCTGTGAAAGTTTATTGACTAGGCATGAGTCCATACCAATTTTGAAATTTGTCTTTCCTTCCAATCTCAGGTCCATAAACTCCTTCAAGTCTTTGTTTGTCAAGATCCAGTCTTTTAGTTCTCTCCCCCTTCCCTGAGGTTTGAACAGTAAGAAAATGACAGCATTTAATCTGTCTATATCAATCTTTCCATCCCAAACATCCTTGCCTTTGAAGATATTTACTGCTTTCTCTAGAGATTTTTTAGACAAAAGGAAATGTAGATTTGTCTTTATATCAGAATCCATCAACCTCTGTAAAGCAGAATATGAAAAATCTTGACTATAATCTGACACAGCAACGGCCCCGCACATCTTTGATATTTCAATGTGATCGCTTGTCAATCCTAAACCAGATGTTGTGTAGTTGGGAACAACAATGTTTTCCCGAGCATACTCAACAATATCTCCAAAGTTTTCATGTAGGTTTGGGTCCCCCCTTCCACCTAGAGCTACCTGGTTTGTATAGGTTTTAGATTCATCTATTATCCTCCTGAAGTCCTCAAGTTTCATGTTTGGTTGTTCTTGACCACCTTGATAGCAAAATTTACACTTGTTTAGACAATGACCCATAATCCCAATATCAATTAGATTTGGATAGTCCAGCATGAAAGGATCAGGAAAACCAGATTTCCCAAAGGTGATCTCTTTACCATTTGCTACATTAAAAATAATTACATACCGATCCGTCTCGATAATCTTCTTTGTTCCAACCCTTCGTGCAACCATCTTCCCTCCTAATAAAATATATCTGTGGTCAATACCAACAAAATAAATCCCCCCGCTGAAATAAAAACGATACCGACTAAGTAGGCTGCTCTTTCAAGAGTCTTCCTGTAAGCCCTAACTACTAAGTAGAATCCAAGCCAAACTCCACAGATTGATATTAGGAAGAGGAGACATCTGATAACAAGCCAAAGATCAACGTCGTACATGATTCCCCTCCTAGTGTGTTGACTTTTCTCCCTCCCCATTTTTCCATGATACACTAGCCCCTAATTCTTCAAGAAACATGATACTTGTAATAATTTGCTTCTTCGCTACAACTCTTAATTCCTCCGTATCTTTTAGATTTTTAGTAATTAGTATTTCACACAACTTTTCAACTGCTTCACGTGGGACTTCTGGGAAAATATTATCCGTAATACTATTAACATCATTCATTTAGATCTCCTATCAGTTTTTTGTTCCATAGTCCTAAAAAAATTCCCGGCTCTTGACAAGGAGGTTAACTGAGGTTCGTACCGTTCAAACAGCACAGTCCTCACGTTTTTGAGATAGGGCCAATCTCAAAGAGCCGGGAAACTTATAAACAATTAAAACTACAACCACATCACTTTAAAATTAATATATATAGTTATTCAACTTATTAATGAATCTGACCCTCCCATTTATTACATAGCAAAGAACAAATAATAAATGCCAACTATCCATGGAGATAGCGCGAATGATGTTAAGAAGAGTTATCGAGCAACTGACTGCTGGCGGCCCAAGAGCAGGGGTCGGCAAAACAGATGCTTGTACCTGTGAAAATAAGACATGCGAGTTATTTGGGAAACCAGTTTCTCGACAAGAAAGCATACCATGTTCGGTGATGAAGTGTACATCATGTGGTCTCTCGTTGGTAAATATTGAGGATGTTGGAAGTAGATATGAGCAAAAGATTTTAAATAAAATAATATCCAAAATTAAAGAGTATGAATCTATTTTCCCTATGGACTGGCCTTATGAAAAGAAAAAGAAAAAGGTCCTTCGTGTTCCTTATCCGAATGAGCAGACTGTTATGAGAAAGAAGAGAGTTCTTGTTGATTTGGATAAAACTCTTCACCAGTATTCTAAGGGTTGGTCTGATGGAACAGTTTATGATCCACCCATAGCAGGGGCACGAGAAGCAATGAATGAGTTAAAAGAAAGGGGATACGAAATTGTAATTTTTTCGGCAAGGACAGGAAAGTCTAAGCCCGACTGGAAAGAACAAGAGCGAATGGTGAGAGAATGGCTTATCAAATATGATATTCCATTCGATATGATAACCAGTGAAAAGTTACCAGCTGAATTTTATATTGATGATAGAGCAGTCAGATTTGAAGGGAACTGGGCTGCGACTTTACAGGTAATAAAACAATTAGAATCAATGATACAGGTTGACTAAGGAGGATTTTCATGAAATATTCGTTTGCAGAACTGGGACAAAATGTGCTCACCAGGCGTTTTGGCGGGACGACAGTTGGTGTCGCTGATCCTTACGTCACTGGGTACCATTTTGTTTGGTTTGATAAGCTCCCACCCAATCTACCAAATTATACTACTGAGATGAATAGCGGACTGGAGAATCTGAATGATATTAGGTATGTATTAGCAGCCTCATGTCTGTCAGTTACTCCTCCAGGTGGGACTTTGGCAAAGGTGGAGTTCACCGGTCTAGGTGGAGTCAAATGGGCAGTTCCTGGTAACATTGACTATGGAAACACAGTTTCAATTAAGTTTCTTGAGTTCAATAAAACTCCAATCCTAGATATTTTTCACGGTTGGACGAAGTTAATTCGTGACTACAGAACTGGTGTTACTGAACTAGAAGATGGTCAAGATGGTGCTGGTTACACCAAAGCTACTTATGCTGGTTTGATCTATTACTGGACTACAGCTCCAGACGCAAAGACAGTTGAATATTTTGCATGCTTCGATGGATGCTTCCCAGCAAAAGATCCACAAGATCTGTACACCAGTGACGTTGAGACTGTTGGAAAACTCGAAGTTGAGATTGAGTTTAACGTTGACTATCAATGGCATGAACCATGGGTCAAAGATAAGATCGTTAGTACCTTTATCCCAACTATCGCTCAGAGTAAAATCACAGTTGATGCATATGGTGAAAAGCAATCCGGATAAGTTAGGAGGATAATTATGTTTGTTGAGACAACAAATGTTCAGAACTCTATACTTTTCCTCGGTACTGCAAGGGAAACTCTTTCAAATTTGATTGAGCAAACTGAGCTAGAGGAAAAGGAAAGTCTGAAGAATCATATTATGAACGAGGCCTCAGACTTTGAAATTCTTCATGCCATTGTGTATGAAGAATTTCCGGCCCTAGATGTTAAGTATGATGTTTTCGATGAAATGGTTCTTATGAGTGAGTTTAAGAATCTAATTCTCGAAGACTATTTTGGCATCTGTAGTGTAGTAAATGAGGATATTATAAATGAGTTTATACACACTGTGGATACAGTTACCCCTTATGGTCTCTCGACTGCTCTTCCAATAATTGAACACACAACCAAGACACATTTTTCATTTGATGAAGTGAAATTTTGGACGAGACTTGAAGAGCACTATACTACAGTTTTGGCTGAACAAGCAGAAGATCCATTTGCTGCGGCTAAAGGGATAGACCCTGCTAAGATAAAGGCGGCCATTGCTGCTGTCGGTGCAAAAATTGCTACAGGAAAAGAAGACATTAAGAAGCTTGCAGTTGCCGCAACAAAGAGGAAAGAGGCTCTAAAAGTGGCCTTGGCAGACAAGGATAAAGTACAGATAACCAAACTTCAAGGTGCTTTACAGAAGTCTAATCAGAATTTTCGGGGTGCTGTACAAACAAATAAGGATCTGATAGCCAGACAAAGTAGCCTCAAACATAGTCTAAGACTAGCATACCAGAAAGCTAGAGCAGGAGCTGGTGCTACTGCTGCTGCTGCTGGTGCAAAGACTGTGGCTGCCTTGCAGGCAGTTGGGGCAAAGACTGGTGCTACTGCTGTGGCCACAAAGGTTGCTGCTGCTGGTGGTTATACACTAACACCTGCTGCTGCCGCTGCTGGCGGTGGGGCTGCTGTTATAATTGGTGGTGCTGCTCTTGCTGCTTTACTAGGTTATGCTTCAGTTAAGACTTACAAGAGACTGTTTGGCAAATGGGCAAAGATGTGTGCTGGCAAGAAGGGTGCAGAGAAAACTGCCTGTATGAAGGAAGCTAGATCCAAAGCACTGCAGGCACAAGTTGCTGATCTCCAAGCAGCGTTGAAAGTATGTGCTGATTCGAAAGATCCGAAAAAGTGTTCCAAGGGAGTTGCTGGAAAACTTGGAAAGTTAAAGGCAAAATTAGTAAAAATCAAGTAGAATCTATAGAGATTAAGAAAGGAGATCAAAGATGCCGTTTAAGGGATTTGGTGTGGCGTATCCTGAATACGAGGTTGTCACACCTCAAACGAAACTGTCATTTCATGTGAAGTCACTGAATGTCTCGGAAGAAGAAAGACTTAAAGGAAGTCTAGTCACACCACAGAAAGTTACAGAACATTTAAACAGATGTCTTTTTGACTCGATTGTCAAGAAGCCTGAAAAAGTCAAAAATTTCAAGTCCTTTCTGACAAGTGTGACACTGAAAGATAGAGATGCAATTTTATATGGTCTCTATCACATTACTTATGAAGAAATAAGAAATTATGATGTTAGATGTCTTGCTTGTAGAAAGATGTTTCCGGTTACAGTTCAGGCTTCTAGTACATTTAGTATTAATATGTATCCGGACAATGACGTATTAACGAAAAGAGTTAAAGTTCCACTTCCAGTGACTACAGGCGTCTCAGCAGTTATCAAACAACCAACACTACAAGATGAACAAAACTTAATGAGAGAACTTGCTGGAATTAGTCTCGATATAATTACTGAAATGCTAATTCTCGACAAATTTGAGCAAGACTTCGTAGAGGCCAAAGAGCCTAAAGTCTATAGTGAACCTCAAGATATAAGAGATGCATATATGTCTCTTCCAGCAAAAGATAAAAGGGCTATCCATGACAGCTACTTGGAAGAATTCGGTCAATATGGTGTTGAACTAAAAATGAGAGCTATGTGTACATTCTGTGGCCAAGATGAAATAGTTGATGTTGATCTCGTTGACAGCTTTTTTCGTATGGTATTCGGAGCATGACCAAATCGCAGAGTATCGTAAAACTCTAGCCAATAACATCTACGCTTGTATGGAAATGAGCGGGATGTCATACTCCGAAGTCGCTGCCATGCCCGTAAAGAAACTTTTTGACTACCTCAAATGGAAGTCAGACCTTGAGGAAGAAAAAAGAAAGTTAATGAAAGAGGAGGTCAAGAAACTAAAGTAGAGGGAATTAGATGTCCACATTAATGGAAAAGTTTCAAAAGTCTGTAATTGGTTCAGGAGGAAAGATAGCAGACTATACGGCTAAGATAGCTCCATTTGGAGACTTCTACCGTGTCGAAGACTTACAAACTATTCTAACATCTTGGAATAACATACTACTCACTCCAACTCGGACATATACATATGACCCTGAGTTCGGTAGTGATTTATATAGATATGTATTTGACCCACAAGATGATGATACAAGGCAAGAGATCCGAGATGAAATTCTGTACAAACTGAGACGTTATGACGACAGAGCACAAATCGTTGATTTAAAGATTGAATATTTAACAGGTCAAAAAGGTTTTACAGTTAGTATTGTCGTTGAGTACGAAGGAGAAAGAGGTGGAGTATCATTTGAAATTGACGAGTCCTTATACTTCAACATTACTGGGATTGAATAATGAGACTATACTATCACGTTTATAAAAATTACAAGGGATTATTCAAAAAGAAACATAAAGGTAATACCCAGATGTTTACTATTCCCCATATCCCTTCTAATCAATACTTTACTCATGGAGTTATAGTCGGAAGAATGAACGCACCAGGTGAGGAGTATGATGGTGCTCTCACTTTTATGACTATAACAATGGCCGAGATGTCAAAGATGAAGCAGTTTGTTGATGGGCTACAAATGGAGTTAGGAAAGAGTTATGAATTAGTTGAAGTTACTCCGGTTAATGTAACTGATCAAGGTGACTTGAACTACCTAGTGAAGGTTTTAAAGAAGGGGCCACATATTAAGTCAGACCTTGACATTATGTATGCTGATCATGCAACTAAGAAACTAGGACGAAAAATGTTTCTGATTAAGGGGGTCATTGATCTCTATACTGATAAGGTCAAAACTAATCAGTTGGGTATGGTTGCAATGAAAAAGATGGCTTTTCTTAGACGACCAAAAGTTGGAATGCCGAGGGCATAATGACAGACTACTTACAAAACTATCAGAGATTGTACGAGTACATCCACGAGTATCAGAGCCTCGTATATGATATTTATAGTAAGCATGCCCCCAGATTTCTTATAACTTACTATAACATAAATAGAGAGACTACAATTTGGGAAGACGAATATGTCTTCGGTGGGTCTTACGAAAGAATTGGTGAATTAACTGGAACGAGGTGGGACAAATATCTTCTTCTTCCAATATACTGGACCGATGAAGTAGCGACAGCATTTTCAGGTGAAGATATAGGTTACATAAAGGAAGGAGAAACATATATTACACTTCCAAACACCTACAACATTACACCATATCCTGGAGATTTGGTTAAACTTGAGCAGGAATACTTAAGGCCAGTCAATGATGTCTACCCTCTTTTTATAGTCACAAATGCCGAAGTATCGGCAAACACAGATAGGAGATATTGGAAACTAAAAATTGAAGTTAGAGAAAGTGAGACAACTACAAATGCTGACGAGCAAGTTTCTCGAATACTTGCATTTTTTGAATACACGAAGAAGATCTATGAGATTTCTGATGCTGCCTTTCTAACAAAAATGCTTACCAAAAATGAAACACTTAGAGGAAGACTAAGAAGTCTCTTCGATGAAAATAGTGGTTTCTATTTCGTCGGAGATGGAGCAAATCCAGGAGACTGCTAAGGGGATAAATTAAATATGGCTAATGATACAGTTTCTTCTACCGGTGCTTCAGAAACTACAATTTCTAGTCAAGTATACCTTTCGAGAGATAATACAAGAGAACAGATTGCAAATCACTTGAAAACATACTTAGAATTAGAAAATGTTGATCTGACCAAATCGTCCTTCCTTTCTTTTATTGTGAATATAATATCTACCCTAACTGGTAATATGATGTTTTACCAGATTTCCGCATATAGAGAATTCTTTCTAACCTCTGCCCAACTAGATGAATCTATTTTCAACCTCTCAGCATTTCTAGGTTACAATACTAAAGAGGCTATTTATTCAGTAGCTAATGTTTTAATCACAATGCCTTTTGGTTTTCCAGACGCCACTACTACATTTACAATTCCAGAAAACTTTGTATTTAAAGCACAAGAGATAGAATTTCTTGCATACTATAGAACCGATATTACAGTATTAAATAATCAAAACGTTGGAGTAAAAGTAACAGAGGGAAGTAACATTTTTAACCTCCCGGTCAATGTCGATACAACCGCCAATTTTAACTTCAGCTTCGTCCTTCCACTTAGGCAGTTCAAAGTTACCGTTCAAGAATTTCAGGTTGATGAAGATCTGAAAACCTACCAGTTTTCCACAATTGACGTACCTATTGATGGAAAAGTTGCTGGACAAATTGTAGAAGTTAGAGATCCAGGAAGTTCAGGTTGGGACTTGTGGGAAGAGTTTGAAAGTTTGTACCTAATGAGTTCGACAGATAAGGGGTACGTTTCAAGGAGAACTGGATTCGGGAGACGACTATTTTTTGGCAATGGTTTGATGGGAGTACAACCTATACCTGGTTCTACAGTAAGAGTTACTGTACAGGAGACCGAAGGTGCAGATGGAAATGTTATAGCTGGTTCGATTAAGTCAGGAGAGAGAATTTATAACGTAACCGATGCGGGTGTACAACAGATAGTCAATTACTCTGTCATAAATCCAAGCCCAGCAACGGGCGGTGAAGATGAAGAAGATATTGAAGATATCAGAAGTAATGCAATTGCTAATATAAAATCTCTTGGACGACTTGTAACTTATGATGACTACGCCCATACTGATGTTGTACTAACAAGTACAGACGAGGACCTTGTTTCTCCAATCGCACCAAATTCATTAGCAATTCTAAAGAGATCAGACATTAAAGTCAATGAAATAATGCTATTTACTACCCTCTTATATGGCACAGAAAATGGTACAACTGAAGATGATACACTAACAGTAGTTGATCAACTAGTTCCAATGAGAAATGCTTGGTTTACAGTTGACTCCACTGCTCCAATAACTACCGTCTATATAGAGAGAGGAACTGTCATACCACTTGATGGAGTAGACTACTATACTCTATTCGATATATCCACTGACAACATTTATAATAAAGCTGCTTACTATCACTATATTATGGATCAGATTTCTCAAAATCCACTTCTTGTAACTGGTTATGGAGTTGAGTACAATCTAGTTGCAACAACTTTATCTGTTCAAAGGTCTGGTAGCCAGGCAATATTCAGACTCCTATACTCTACAACTGAAGTCGATTATGCTACAACTACCTGCGAAATGAAGATCCTTCAAGACTCTTCAACATATGCAATGGTTAACGATTCAGTCAATGAATACTATGAAGTTATTATTGATCCATATACTGATCTACCAGAGGACACTCTTACAATACAATTTACTCTTAGTACAGTAACTGAAACCTTTGCAAGATATGAAAATGAGTTGGTCTTTAGGCAATCTCTAGATGACTTTATGATATCTAATCTAACAGCAAATGATGCTACTTCACCTACTCAAATTACAATCTATGATGTCCCGGTTATTCAAGCTGAATATTATGATGGAATTAACCAGGCAAACTTTGAATTAATAGTCCTACAAAATATGCTAGCCACAATGGACTTCGTAGACTATAGGATGCTGACAGACTTCACCAACCTTAAATTTGCTCACACAACTGGAACCATGAGCGGTATGCAACGAAATGAGGTCTCTAGGTTTCCAGTAATTGATATTGGACTAACGACTGTGCCCGTTGCGCCATCATTAGGTGATAGATATATTGTCAGTGGATTTGAAGATGGGGCGTGGGAAGGACATAAGGATGACATAGCTGAGTGTTCCGATGCTACTTCTGTTACTTGGATTTTCACAGAGCCCATTACAGATGATATAGTATATGTAACAAATAAGGGCGTGAAATACATTTATACAGGTGTTGGTGGTTGGGTTGTTCCAATATATGAAATTCCACTACAGTTAGAAATGGAGGTACACCGAGATCCTCTTTATCCAGATTCAGCAACAAAGTTATCAAACGATATTAAGGCAGCATTAATTGCAGCATTCACTGATAGGTTTGGGGTTAATGCGACAATCTACCGATCTGAAATTATAGATATAGTTCAGGAAATTTTTGGAGTAAATCACGTTGCTCTCCTCAAACCTGAGTCAAATATCTTCTTTGTGTTCGATCCCTATAAGGATTTTACACAACAAGAATTACTTGAGTATGGGCCAGAGTATATATTCTTTACAGAAGATGACATTTCAATTGCTATATACGGTTAGGAGATATGGAAACATTATACCAAAAGTCAAAAATTAATATTCCAAGACTTAAAAGGTACATGCTACGTACTGTCGGAGATGAGCTGAGTAAGTTGGTTGAACCTTGTCACTACCCTGCAGTCAAGAAACATTTTTATGAAATACTTAGTATGGTTGGGCTGAAGGAGAGAGACATAAAAGAATTTAGAAATAGATTTTATGTTGGGATAGGACCAAAGGCTGGATTACTAGTTAAAGAGATTCAAACAAACTTACTCATATTTACTATGTACGCTGCTTTAAAGAAAAGAGACAAACTACTATTTCAGACAGTATTAACTTATATGGGAATTAGATATTACTCAAACTTAATGCATAGACAAATTCCATATTGTAATCCCGATCTCTTTAAATATGCTCTTGAACATTTAACAAAGACTCATCTCTTTGCTCGTGAGAAAACTATTCCTAGTGCTGTCATGTTCCTATCAAAAGAGATGGCTAAGAAACACATACCACCTATTCAGGAGGCAAATCCTGATAAAATAGCTGACTTTATATTAGCCTATCGACACAGATTATCTCAGAGCATAAGAAGTTTTGCATCGTTATATTACTATGCTGCAAAAGAGGGAGTCGCAATAAAGAAACCATACGAACCTGAAGAAGGTATGGAAGATCCTGCTGAATTACAGAAGATGGAAAAGGCTGGAAAAGTAATTGATCAAATCGTTAAAAAGATAACAGTTTACAAAACCGTAGATAAGAAAGCAGTTGACGAAGCTAAAAAACTAACAAAAGTAAGTTCCGTATTGGCCCAGCAAATTGCGAAAACTGTGATTGATTTGAAATACTCAGATGATATTAAGATGATACTACAACTCTATCTCAAAAATGTGAAAAGTGTAAAACAAATTTGTGGCAAGGATTACTACAATTACGTAAAGAAGTTAATGGCTGTGAAAAGACTTGGGAATCGTGTGAGTTTCAAACAGGTGGTTGGTGATACTTTAATGAAGATAGCCGTTGACTTGAACTATGTTGATAGGTATGATAGGTTTACTACTCAAACTAAGTTTGTTATCAATTTATATCTCGCCTACTACATCACCATGGTCCTAAGAAATTCCGTCTGTTAGAAACCAAGAAAATCCCTAGCTCTATCTATTAAACTATCATAAGTATCTTCAGCTGCCTGTGAAACTCTTGGTGTAGGTGTAGTAGTTGGTTCTTCCCTAGTAGGAGCTCGTTGTACTGTAGTTGGAGTAGGTTCTGTGACTGGAGTAGGTGTATAACCCACTGGAGTCTTGTAGACTTTTTCTGTGGATCCTACATCAATCATATTTTTAGCATAGTCTGCGAGTGTAGGTCTATTACCTTCTGATATATTTGTTTTACCTGCAACCATACTATTATACAGACTACCAATATCCAACCTCACATCTACAATACCCATTCTCTGATTATAAGCAAATGATTGTTGATCCCCCCCTTTTATAACTGCCACATTTCCTATGAATGATGGATCCACTTTAAATATTCCAGGACAATCAATTGCTTGTAAGAAGGGCCAACTGTAAGTCTGACCATCCTGTGTCTGGGGGACTGCAAGAAGTAGGAGAGCAATTATTGGTCCTACGATATATTTCTGAGTGGCCCTTTTATCACCTGGTTTGGGATTGTAGAGCCTTATTGTCAATTGATATGATGGTGTAAAACCACTATTCTTCCATACTTGAGGAAAGTCGACTCTTGCACCAGCCATCATTCTATTGATAAGACCTATGGCTCTTGCTCCACCCGCACCCAACTCATCAGATTTTGCAAGTTCACTCAGTGCTGCTGTAGTTTTTCCCACTCCACCAACAATACCACCACCAACTCTCTCAAGCATTGCCCCAGCACCGCCACCCATTTTTGCACCAATTGTTTGTAAAGTTTTCGCAGCTTGCGAAAGGGCCTGAGTACCAGTACGAGCACCCAACACTTGAGCTAATTCTCCTGCACCCTGACTAGCAATATCAGTAATCTTATTTATAAAACTTTCTCCATATTCATTTTGAAAACTGTCTGTTGGAAAGTTGTCGGCCAGGAATGCTATCTTGATAGAATCTCTTTCAAGTTTAAACCCATGATAATTTAGCAATTCATTATACGGCTTCCATGCCTTCTTAGCTGTATATAGAGACAAACCCAAGGAGAATACCGGAACTTGAGGATATATAGTAGCAACAGGCATTGTATTCTTAATCATATTGTTGCTAACAAAAGTATCGGGCGGAAGTCCCCAAGTTGGAGCTAACGTGATTAAACTTTTATCTCCCATTTAAACTCTCCTTATAAACCTCTAACTACATCATCCATGTGGGGGTCATGATCCCCCCTTTGCTGTCCACCACCACCTTGTGTAATAGCAGTTTGTTGACTACTTATCTGAGTACTGGAGCTGAGATTTGTCACTACGGCTGCAGTTTGATCAGCAGTCTCTTTCATTTCTTTAAGAGTTTTCTTGCCCATCTCAACTATAGGTTCAGTCTGCATAATGAAGTCCATCGCAGCACCACGAGCAAGTGCTACTTTATCTGTAGTAACTCCTCTAGCTTTCTCCATAGCAGCTTGACCAGCTAGAACTGCTTTGTCTAATGCATCTTTGCTCTTAACAGTTCCGGCCAGAGCCTCAAGACCAACAGGTTTAAATTGTGACTTAAGGAAACCTAAGAAACGTTTTTCCCTTTCGGTCCCGTATTTGCTTGGATCAGTAAGTGGCATCTTCTTTCCAGCTACCTTTCCAAATTCAATTCTAGCCCTTGAAACTTGATCGAAACCATATGGAATATACTCACCAATGTGTTGTTCCATAAACTTTTGTTGAGCAGCCTGTATAACCATCCAAGACTCGCTTCCACCTACGCCACCAAAATAATACCTCTTTCTTATTTCTTCCGCTGTTCCGCCAAGAGTTGTCCTCATCCTAGCTCCGTGTACTGCTTCAACTCTTTCTCGACCACGACCACCGGAAGCCTCTTTAGTTCTTCTCATTCCTTCTTCAACTTTTTGCCAATCTGCTGAAATCTGCTCCTGAAACCTTTTTGAACGTTTTTCCATATATGGTTCAACTAGAAATTTGTTTATCGCAGTTCCAATAATAGCTCCAGCAGCACCTCCAAGTATGACAGCTAAGGCTGGCCCACTAAATATTGCTCCTATTATGGCGGGCAGTACCCGCGTTATTAGCAAAGGTATTGCCCGAGCCAATAATGGAATAAGAGTTCTACTCAGAAACCTCAGCCCTATACCACCTATACCACCAATGAGACTTTTAACAAAACCGAAGGCCAACATAATCCATTTTAGTATACCACGACCCATGCCTCTAATCCTTCTACGAACACGATCCATTGAATCTTTTACTTTATCTATCCCTCGAACGAACTTCTTTTGTAAACCTCTCTGATCTTCTAGCAGCAAAGTTTGATCTTGTTGTATCTGTATACCCTCTTCTCTCCACATTGCCCACTTATCTAATCTATTGTAGAGATGATCAACAATATACTCTATCTTTTGCATAGTAGTCAATGGAAGTACCTTGGTTTCTTCTTTTTTCTCAAACAATTTTTTAAATGGGGCTGTTAGAAGCTCTGTAAACCCTCGCTTCTTAGTCCAAAATTCCTTCGTTTCTTCACTAGTCTTTGCACTTCTCTGAACTGCCCATTCAATAGGACCAGTAATAGCTCTTAGCGACTTACCTGCAATAGACCATCTTCGCCTTTCAACTTCTTCAATTTGTTTGTAATCTCTGCCGGTTATTACACCTGATATATCTTGTAGAGCTTCAGACGATGCTCTAGCATGAGCAATTACTTTGTCAGACTGATACATCATTCCAGTATAGGTTGTTCCAGCAATACTAACTAAATTTTCAAATGGATTTTTTCCAGTTTTTGGAAGATCGGCCTCATATCCACCCCTTTTTTTGAATAAAATAGTACCGGGTAGTGCGAACACTTTACCGATCACGCCTACACTCCAGAGGAAGTTTCTTATAAGAGGATTCTCATAAAGCATAGTTGACATGGCAATTCTAAATCTATTACCAATACCAATGAGACCAAAGACAAGTCTTCTCTGAAGTCTTATCATTTGCTGTTGCCAAGGTAATTGATATTCTTCAAACGTATCAGCATAAGCGCTTAGGAATGATCTTATCATTCCCTTTCTCTCTTGTGGACCACGTCGAAGGGTATATGTCTCAATACTGTGTTGACGTTTTGACATAGTAGCTAAAAGACGATTAAATATTTTTATTGGTTTAGCAGCAATTTGGACTGCCTCTTCAGCTGGTGCTTTTAACTCATCTATCTTCTTCAGCAAGGCATCAATCGGCATTATAACTTCTGCCTTATGTACTTCCGCTAACCCTCCCTTGCCAATTACACCACCTGCTTGGAGTTTAGGTATTGCCTCCGCTTCCGCTCTTTTCCCTTTACCAAATATACCTTTAACTCTCTCAAAACCTGTAGTGAAAAGACCCTTAAACTTTCCACCAACCGAAGAGATGGCATCACCAAGTGTAGTCTTGATTCTTTGTGCAGCAGATTTGAAGACGTCAGTTTCCATGAATTTGGATGCGAAATATCCAAATATTGGGGAAGCTCGTGCAAGACCCATTGCGACAATGTTTTCTTTCTTAAAACTTATATCTTCACTTATTGCTTTTCCATATTGTCCAATGGCTTCTTTTGTTGCTAGAGCAGTTCCAATGGTGATCTTTCTCGTCCCCACTGCAACCTCTCTAACAACTGCGCTAAGACTTCGAAGGACAGAACTGGTTGCTTTAGAAACTTGTTCAATTCCTTCTTGTGTGCCTATATCTTTTATCTCATCAATTCTTTGTTCAATGCCCGCTTGCATTTTTGCAGCAGCGGCGCTAACTCCACCAATATTCTTTAACCTCTCTTCATACTCTTGCTCGGCAGTTTTCTTTAACTCCTCAGTGGAATCAAATTCATCATCCGGCATTTAGATCTCCTTTTTACTTAAACATTTTATATATACTTGACCTCATCTTTATTTCACTAGATACAGAAATAACCTCAGAGACTACAAATAACTCTTGAATTGGTATAGTGTCACTTACCCCTCCAAATGTAGATTGATATGCCTTCTGGAGAGGATTAAGAATATGTGTATATTTGCTCCTTGCACTCAAGAACATACGAACACTTTTAGAATAAAATTTCAGAATAGTAATATAATCCATCAACCTTTTATCAAACTCTTTACCTTTTAGGCCAGAATATTTTCTTAAATGTTTATTTAAGTAATTGTAATATCGTTTGAGAAGAGCATTAGATAATCCCACTCCAGCAACTCTCTTTTCAATGGAAGCAATGAATCTTACAATGTTTTCCATTTCTTTAACTGGTTTTCCACCGAACTCAAAAATTTCATTGAAGTATGCATAGTAGAACTTATTTAATTCTTTCTTAAAAGCGGAGTAAAATTTAGTTGGTTTTTTGTCTGCAAACATATGAATACATTCGTGAATAGTAATTTCAGATAAGACCTTATTAGAAGCAAAACCCCACTTGTTTATATGATTATCAACTAAGATAATAACCTTCTTGGAACTAGGATCATAAAAACCAGCAATATGTCTTATTGCACCTTTCTCATTAATCACAAACTTTCTAATTTTTCTTACCCCTTTTGTCATCCAACAAGGAATAACTGTTTTCTCCTTAATTAGTTTTCTTATATCATCCGCAACAGGTTTAGTAATTGAAACTTTTGATATTGACTGCAAGAACATAAAATTCAGAGTCTTTGATCCATATAGAGGCTCACCATCTATGCGTGCTACAACATGAGGCGCAACGGGAAGTGCAAAAAATTCTTGCTGAATAACATCGCTCATACTTTTGCTCCTAACTCATGTATGTACCTACTATATCAACAAATGGATCATCAATCTCCCCTTCGATAATTCTCTTTCGTACATCATCTAAAATTTTCTGATTCCTAAATGGAACAGCACTATCCCTATAATTAAGATTCATTATAGCTTCTAGGGAACTTTCCTGTACTCCTGGCATATCAATCATCATTGGTGGATCATATTTACGAACGTAATATGCACACGCAGCAGCGAGTGATAAGTCATCATTACAACCACTATCGGCCTCGACTCTGCCACTTGGTTTACTTATCAAACCAATCAACTCAAGGATCAATCTTTTTGATTTGATACACTCAGGAAATTCACTTATGTAAGAATAAAGAGAATCAATCATTAGTGGCCTTGTCCTTGAGTTTGTATTCAAACCAGGTACAATTTGATCCTTCCCTTTTTTCTCTTTGTACATCATCATCGAGAGGTCAGTATTATTAATTGCTTCAGCAACCTGATTTCCATATGAATTGTTTTCAATAACTATGCAACCAGGATATTGAATACCGGCCATTTTAACAACTTCTGTAAAGTCAGTTACTGAACATTTTCCTTGAAATTCCCAAACCTGTTCAAGAGTTTCATAGTCAAATACTTCAACAGCTGATTTATCACTGCCAAACTCAGGAGCAGTATCAACTCCTGCAATATAAAATCTTCCGGGAATTGGGTCTGAAAACTTCCATATCTCTCCATTGTATAACTTCATAATGTTAATTGGTTCAACCTTTATATCCTGCAGATTCTCAATTATATCAGCATCAAAGAATGAACCTGTCGACGCAATGAACTTAAGTTCCAGCTCCTGTTGAATTTTTCTCTTATCGTGGCCCCAAAGTTCACACTGGGTTTTATACCAGTCTGGATCAGCTGCCAACTGTGGTATATCCCCCCAGTGAATCTGTACTGGTTTAAAAATATCATCTTTACTAACAGCTCTTTGATACCGCTCGTAAAACCACTTACCAACTCCTTGAGTCTTATTTGGAGTAGAAAGTATTACAGTACCAAAGGGGACCTTCTTCTCCCTCGCATTTTTCTGATTCGTCGATAACGCCGGAACCATGCCAGTCCACGCGTCGTCGATAAATTTAATAAATGCTGCTTCATCAATAACGAGGAAAGTGACGGATTTACCACGTAAAGTCTTCTCAGGAGCATTCGGGGCAACCGGCGATGCGAAACATTTACAGCCATTACTTAGTATGAATGTCCTTTCTGTTCTTTTAGTAAACTTAGGAGCCATCCATCTGGGCAACTTATCAATCATGCTCATAATGTGACGAGCGAAATCAGTTGCCTCAGGTGCATCTTTTGAGATGATTCCAATGACTACGTTCTTATAAAATACTACTAACCAACATATCAATGCTTGAATTATAGTTGAAATTCCTATCTGTCTAGATTTTAGAACGAAAATGAAATGTTTCCGGATAATTTCCTTTATCAGTTTTTCTTGCGCGTTGTAGGGAATAAGAGGTACATCTCCCCCAGGCAATTCAATCTTTACATACTTTTTGCAGAAGTAGATAAAATCTTTTTTGCACTTTAAGTACTCGGAGACATACTTCTGAGCGTGGTCTTCGAGTTTCTGTGGATCTATCATCTATTCTCCTTAACGTAGTCGCATCCTACCTTTTTTATTTGTTCTCATTTTTGGGATGAGAAAACTTGCTATATATATTACTTACTAGTAGAGGATTGTTGTAGTTTTTTTAGTTCGGCCAAACCTTAACAGTTCTCCTCGTTGGTCATAATCCTCGCCCAACGAGGAGAAAAAAAAGAAAGAAGGAAAGGAGGTTGTGTAGGTAGAAGCAGAGATTGATTATTTTTTTATTTAGAGGATGTTACCTGAAAGGGGGTTTGAAAAAACCTGGAAGAAGAAGAGAGAGGAAGACTGAATGAACTTGGCAAGGAAACTGGGGTCTGCTTATGACAAAGGATTTACCATCAGTGGAAGGAATGCACATAATCCCGTATTGGAACTCGAAAACTTTGTTTACGAGGAATCAGTGCCCTGCCCTGTTTGTGACAGAGGTATCATCGTGATGCCGCCGAGTACAGAAAAACACACTCTTCCCCTTGAGGGACTATACTGCATGTTGTGTGGCCAACAGTACGAGGTCGCTAGTGTCAACCACATCCACAAAAGAAGGAGGTGGAAATGTTGAGTGTCTTGAAAGGAGAACTCAGCAGTATAGGTAAACACGGCGAGGAATCGCCCGACGAAGACTCAAACATAGTTAATAGAAAGGTGGTGGTAAAAGTATTGCCCATATATTTTAGTTTTACGAGGATGTTATTTTCTTTGTAATAAAGTTATGTTTTCCCATATGGGTGTGGGGGCTGTAAGCCTCCTAACACCATTCTTTTTGTATCTACAGAGTTGGATTAGTTCTCATTAATCGAATAGTTGCTACTGCCTGCCATTCACCTTCTCTGTTAAAACTCAAGTCAGAAGATCTAAGTATATAATTTCCACTTGCGTCAATATTTTCTGATACTTTGACATTCAAGTTTACAGGCTGACCAACATCTACTAGATTTAAAATACGGAGATTTCTCTCTAAAGAAAATCTAAGAGTAGAGAGATTTCTAATTGGTCGAGTAGCACTTGAGATCGCAAATGTATTGTCAGTATCATAACCAGTATGGTCTACATGGAACCTGGATCTAGATAATATGGGACTGTGAAATATTTGAGTGCCTCTCTTAGATATTAAACCATAATCCTTACATACCTCTTCTAAGTCCAAGTTGACAGTGTTATATAAAGTATCTCTAGGTTTTACAATGTAGTTTATATGCCTGGCCTCACTAGCAAACCTAGTATTAGCTGCATAATCGCTTCGCATAAGTTCATAAGTATAGAAGCGTTTCCCATCATTACATTCCTCAATCACCTTACTATTATCATCTCCAGAAACAAGTTGGTACACTATAAATACGTTAGCCTTATTCATTCTTTTATTTAAGTTATAAATATATAATCTATCCCCTCTAAAATTCCAACCCATTGTTCCTTTATAAAATCCGAATGTGTAATCCAAATATTCAATAGCTCTATTCAAACTCACTGGGGGAATAATTACTTGATCAATAGGTTCAGTGTTTAAGTTCTCTTGATCAATCTCTAAAGATGAAAATGTTTCTTTAGTTAAATCTTCCATTATCTCCTGTAGCGTTTTTGCATAGTAAATATTATTTACAAGACCTGATAACGAAAACATCTCTTTCTCTGGAATAGTCATTATACTAAAGTTAGTTCTATCTGGCTGATCGGTTTGGGAGGTTGATCGCTGTAAGGGAAGGGTAAAACCAGACTTAAAATGTACAAGGGTATAGTCTATCTGCTCCTTTGGGAGCTCAGGCTGTGTCTGACCGAGATAACGTATACTCATCTTAATTGGATCTTGTCCATAAATGTAATCTAAAATTATATCTCTCGGGTCGAGAAACATATCAATGGAAATCATTTGAAATGGTCGATCTAGCGAGTTGATGATACGAACTCTAGACACATCCATAGAGAAGTCTTTGTTCTTTATCCTCACCTGAATATCATAACTTCTCGAAGGAACATATGGTCTTTTACCCGGTTCATCTGGCATACTCGATCTCCATGATATTTTTTAAATTTGTTCCGGCAGAAAGACAAAAAAATAGACCTGGCGTAAACCAGGCCATTTTTTTTGGATTTGTAACTATGCTGCTTGTCTAGCTGCTTCTAATGTGGCAACTGCTTCAAACATTTGTGAAGGAATAGTTAAAACACTTTCAGCCACATCCTCCATTAGTATCCTTGCGTTCAGGTTTTTCTCAATGGAGCTAAACCTACAAATGGAGTGAAACAGATTCCAGGAAGTGATATTGTCTGCACCAATCTCTTCTAGGTACATGGAAAGAGAATTCCTACGTCTCTTGCCAACTGAGTTTTCAATTACGTCAAGAACAGCAAGCATATTTTCCTCAGAGACTCTTTGGTTGAAGTTTTCCTCAATAAGACTGATAATGTTCTGAGAAAAAATGTCAATATATGCTCCAACAGCAGTTGACATTCTTGACCTAGAATGCTGATAGTGAACTTGTCTCATTTGGCCAAATGTTTGAAATCCGAAACCGACGCGCGGGTTGCCTTCAGACTCACTGATAGAAATACCAAATGTGATTCGAACAGCCCTTGAACCATTATAGCTATTCGTGACGATGATGTTTGGATATATGTCTCCTACTTCCGGGTGATTTGTAACATTCTGAATCAACATCTCATTGAGCATCATCGTATAGAACTCATTCATAAATGTATGCTCAGTGAAGATTGGTGATCCCACCTCAGAAATTGAATCTCTAATTGAACTGAGGACGGCATCATTTCCAACAAATTGATACCCATCTGATACATATCCAACGTATGCCCATTGCTCTGCATCCTCATTCTCGCGTGGGGTCCTGCGAGTAAACACTCCTAGCAATGGTACTGAAAAATTGGTATTTGTTTTGAGCTCTTGGTACATCACAGAACTATGACGATCAATGTACTGGTATACTCCCTCACTGTGAACAGTTAACCCCATGTCTAACGCTCGGTCCCTAAATGCCATTCTGCCTCCTTCTGCTAAGCATAGACCATCCTAGATTAGGATGGTCTATGCAGTTTAAAAAATATTTTGTATAATGGGATCTACAATATTATAAAGGTCCAGAAAGTTTTTCTGAAGTTCAGAAATTACCTGCCCCCATTTCTCTGGATTACGAACTCCTCCCGTTTTACAGTCATAAGTAATTCCTCTCTCTTGAACACCGCCCTCTCTCCAATTTAAACTTCCATTAAATGTACTTTCTATTATATCTTTATGTTCTTTTAATTCTTCGTATCTTCTAAAATTTAATTCTCCATCCTTCTTATGAATAAACCATATACCAGCATGGCAAAGAGTTTTTGTTACAGCAATTTGATATGCCATACCTATTTTAATATATTTTTTAAGATATATAGTACTTGGATCACAATCACTAAATAAGGAATTCTCTCCATCTATTGAGTTTTTAAATAGATATAGAAATTTATGAGCCTCTTTATAATCCCTACTTTCTGTCCTCTGAAGTTCTCCCCTTTGTTTCTCTTCAATTGTAGGTCCAAATATTATGTTAAATTCTGGAGTAATTGATCCATTATCTTTTTCCTGTATAGTCAGCTGGCACACGTAGTAATTTCTGTGTGGTATGAAAGTATTTAACTCTTCAAGAACTTTAATAAACTCTGGTCTAAATCTTTCGCACACCCATATTGAGCCTACAGCACCTTCAAGTGCGGGATAGGTGATAGCCTTACTATTATGATCATGGTCCATCAAACCAAACTGAGCTTCGAGTACCCACTTACCACCTTCTTCATCCATCATAAGTATGTCTTCCCAAAAAGCGCCAATAGGTTTTTCTCTATCAATTAAAGTAAATTGTCTACCAAAAGGGAGAGTTAAGTAATCAAGGCGGTTGCTAAGCCAGCGAGTAAAATTTCTCTCATTACCAAAAACCTTTTCAGCTTTGAGGTAACCAACAACCTTATCAAATTGGACGTTTTTCATAAAGTCTCAACCCTTTCTGCAAAAACGCGCATATATATCTCCCTTCCATCAAAACGAAACGTTGAGTCTATGTCAGTAACCTTAAACCTACCTTCCAACTCAAAATAATGTATCGCCCTCTCGGGAGTCCAGACACTAGCGTGTGGATCGTCTGGTTCATTAACAATTTCAGAAGTAAGGAGAATATCGTGAGCTTCCCAATTCGAATTTCTTAGATCTTCATCTATTAGCATCCTTGCTAGTACTTGATAGTTTGGGATGATACAATCAATCATACCTCCCATTTCCATTATATTAGCAAGAAGGTAAATAAAGAAAGATAAATCTGCTCTACGAACATGCTCCATAAATCTGTAGACTACAACTCTATCAAACCTCTTTGAGTACCTTTGAAGAAAGTCAAAGATGTCTGCATTACAATGAATATTTTGATATCCCGGCGTAGCTAACCACTCGTCGTGAATCTGTTCAACCTCACTTATCTCCTTTCCGTGGTAGTACACCTTATCTACATTGATTAGCAAGAAATCTCTTTCAATCTTATCTAAGTCCAAAGGCAGAACTTTGCCCGCTGCCACATTCAGAATAGCCGTTTTCATCCTCATCACCTCCTCGGCGGTTTCTGATCGCTCATCACACATTCATATTCCCCTTTCACTTTGTTATAGAAGCATTCAGTACAATAGTGTGGTGTTCCCCTAAGGTCAAAGCATACTCTCAATTTCTTACCTTTGATCTTCTCATAATTCTTTCTATCTCTAGGGGTCATTATCTCTAACATCTCTTTTTCATCTGCTCCATTCATAAGGCAATTATACATTGCCCACACTGACATCTCGTGCGGTTCTATCCACAATGGTTGACCCTCCTGTGCCTATAACATAGTACCCCGGTGACGTTTAATGTACTCATATACCCTCCACCAGTATGGGTCTTTTTTAATCTTCAGTCTAACAAAAGGTAGGTCTCTGACTTCTGTGCAGTAATCACACGCGTTTGCAGGGTTCTCTATGTAACATGATAGGTATTGATATTTGATGGTGTCAGGGAACATTTTTGCCATACTAGAGCAGAAGGCCAGGATCAATTCCTCATCAGCCTTACCCCTCTTACAATCCCTATGTATATCTTTAAACATTTCGTCTGGATCTATCCAGGTTGGAGTTAACAACATGAGCTGCTATAACCTCCATTATATACTGTGCCAGGGTCAGAGGCTGAAGTCATATAACGTGGAGACCACCTGGCATACAAAAGGATAACCGCATACACTTCTCTCCACTCATCATTGTTAAGAAGTTGTGGCATTGTCTCCAGAAATTTACAATATGGTCCCGCCCACATTGGTTCAGTAATTCTAATAGCAACCTCTGGTCTATTTGCAACAGTCTTACAATATAGGTATGCCCAATGGGGATCAGTTATCATATCTCTTATTTCTGGAGTATCTTCTCCATCAGCACATCTTTGATATGCCCATTGAGAGATTTTCTTTGGAGTTAACCATTTAGCCCCCTCTATTTCTGTAGAGTACCTCTGTTTTAAATCCTTCATAGTGTTCCTCTGTAAATTCAACTATCACTGATTCAATAAATGGCCACATATAATGATCAAAATATCTTATCCTCTCAATATCATTTGTATCAAGAAGTTTTGTTGTCGTCTTTGATATCTCAACTTCTCCATAACCTTTCAGAAAAACATTAAATTTATCTTCCGTTGTTGGGATACAAAATAATAGAGGACTTTTTGACTCCATTATTCTATCGTGTATTTCTCTCATTCTCTGAAAGAGTGTATCTGGTTTAGGGTTGGTTAGTTGCTTTGCTAAAATTTTATAAATCTTATCCATTTCCGGGTATCGGTAAGGCACCCCCTTGATTGCCAATTCGTCCTTTCCCGCACTATAAGCAATATACTTTTTTCGGTCGAAAGACAGTAAGATAAAATCATATCTCACTCTTTGTGGAAGAGGAATATAATTTTCTGTCTCCCTAAGAAATTGAGAAGTTATCAAACCATCGTACTGACGGACAATGATATTCTCCTCAGAGATTTCATTTAAAAGTATATATTCATCAATTGTTGAAATTGTGATATTTCGTAAAAACTTTCCTAATTCCTTATTATCTCGGATCCATAATCCGATCTGTATGTTCCTCTGTTTCTTATCCTCTCTATCTAGTTTTGATAAATCAAAACCAAATCTTTCGAGGATGGTATAATGACAGGCAGATATATCATGGAGAAAAACATTACTGATGTAGAGTTTACACTCTTGATTTATGTCCACTTTATGATCTCATTTTTGTTTATGTTCCACACATAGGATGTTTGTATCCCGGTCTCTGGATGAGTAAATACAAACTGAATTTCTTCTTTTTCTGTAACACTGGGCATATACTTATTCCTCTCACAATAGACTTTTGATCCCCTTACTAACTCTTCTACG